CAAATATAACTTCAGCATCTCTAACTTTAACTCACGAGGACTCAACCTCTGTTGGTACCTTTTACGCATACTTCACAACTACTCACGTAACACCGTAAGATTGAAATAAAAGAAAGGTTTTGAAAATAATTTGGGTCTTAGAAAATATACAGGAAAAAAAAAGCTTTTATAGTAAGTTAAATGTTATGTTACTACTTGCTTCCGTATCTCTATGGAAGAAACATAACCCTCAAGACAATCTTGTTCTCTATTGTGACAGGTTAACACATAAACTTCTTAAAGACCTAGAAGTCACTTCCTTGTGGAATGACATCCTAGAATACAATCACACAAGACCTATAAACCGCTCGGTATTTTGGGCAGCCAGTAAAGTTCAAGTTCTTTCTGAGCAAACCGAACCTGTTATCATAATGGATAATGATACTCTAGTTTTCCAACCAATCAAACACTTACTAAACCCAGATACAGTATATGTAAGTAATTTTGAAATAGGTAAAGGGTATTACCCTAATACCATTGATCTCTATGTGCAAAAACTTTCATACAGGAGTAGGTGGAAAACTGAATCTGTTAATGTTTCTTTTCTATATTTACCCGACCCGGTATTTACACAAATGTATGCCAAGTTAAGTTTAAATATGATGGAAGAATTTACTGTAATGAATGTACCCCATTCTCAATACCTAATTTTTGCAGAACAGTTACTTTTAAAACATCTTGTAGATAGAGAAAAAATTAAATGTAGAAGTATAATCTCCACCTATTGGGATTGCAATTCCTGGAAGTGGGGTGAAGACAATGAGCTAGGTTTTTGGCCAATTGATAAATCCGGTTCCTATTTTAATCACTACGGACCTTTAAAGTCTTGGATTATAAAAGATGAAGGAGATAATAGTTATGAAAAAGAAATGAAAATGTTGTTTAATTGTGTAAATATACCTACCTTAGATTTATCAATCATTCATAAAAAATAATGCCGTTATTAGATAAAGAATTCACAAAGTCACGTCTAACCAATAACCAGCTAAATAAGAAAAAAGCAGATGGGACAGATTATGTAGATTTACAGTCTACACCCTATCGATGGACTCACGGTGCAACTGATTTTCATTTAGGAGACGGTCTTTTGGTCTACACAATAATACAGGTTATGAGATTTAAGACATGTGTATGCCTGGGATCCGGAGGCGGTTTCATTCCCCGTATAATGACTCAGGCAAGATTAGATCTACATGATCAAGAAATATTTGAAGGCAGTGCGGACTATAATTGGGGTGATATAGGTGTTACATACCTTGTCGACGCCGCTAACGGCATCGGCGGTAATATAGACTACCTAGATGAAGACTCTTTCTTTAGGTACCTTTTTGCACCGAGGTTTATAAAAGATACAACAGAGAATGCATATTATAATTTTTTTGTTAAACAGGGTATCAAAATTGATCTACTTCATATAGATGCAGGTCATTCTTATGAGGATGTAAAAAAAGATTTTGAGCTCTACTCTAAACTCATTAATCCAAACGGTATAATTACAATTCACGATACAGATGAAAATTTTCAAAAAGAACTAATTGTATCTGAAGATGAAAAAAAGTATTTTAACTCATTTGATGGACCATCTAAATTTATAAAGGAGATCGGACCAAAATGGAAGCAATTTAATTTTTTCAATGTAGGTAACCATCCTTCGAAACCTTCATCAACCGGTTTGACACTTATACAGCGTGCCTAATTTAGTTACAGTAGTAGGTAGTAATACTCATATACTCCCTCATATGTTAAAGCATTATGAAAAGGTAGTTGATAAAATCTATGTAATAGTCTACAGACAATCCGAAGATGATACTATATTAGAAGAGATAGAAGAGTTAGGAATTAAACCTCACAAAATAGTCACAGAGCCTAAATTTCATTGGGAAAGAGTAACCGATATATACAATACAGTAAAATTAACAAAACCAAACGATTGGTGGATAGTATCTGACGATGATGAACTACAAATATACCCTGACTCTATTGAAAGTATAATAAAGACGTGTGATAGAGGCGGTTATTCCTTTGTCTCTGGAGGTTTTTTAGATCGAATAGGCAAAGATGGTACATTCCCGAAAGTAACAAGAGAGACGAAATTAAACGAGGCTTTTCCTTTAGCTGGTTTTTTTAGGTACCCGATGTCCGGAGCATGCCCAAATAAGGTTACATTAATGAAAGGTTATCAAAAAATATGTTCCGGTCAACACTACGCTATATTTGAAGACGGAACCAACAGTTGGGGATCATCACATCCAAAAAGACTTCCTATCCAAGAATGCTTCACCCAAGTACACCATTTTAAATGGGACTCAACAGTCCTTGAAAGACTCAAAGAAGTTGCGGATATTAAAAAAGAATATGCTTACTCAGAAGAATACGAAAAAATGTATAACGCTATAAAAAACTCAGATTGGAAAATAAATACAAATAATTCTGACTATTTAGTTGAAAATTTGAATAAAAGTTCATATATTACATACGAAAGTTATTCCAAATGGGAAACACTAAAACATGGTATAATTAAAATCTAAATAAATAATGGCAGCATCTACTCAAAAAGACAAGGAATTTTTAATGTTAGAAGAACGTAAAGTCAAAGCGTTAGAAAAAATTGCAGTTTCAGTAAACGCATTAACTATCTGGTTCGAAGAAATGGATACACCAGGATGGGATGCTCGTTTACAGTTTTATCTTGCTAAATTTCTGGATATGTCCGAAGAAAATAAAGAGTAATTTATGCATTTATTAGGAATTGTAGTCCCCTACAGGGATCGGTATGAGCAGCTAGTAAAGTTTAAATCAAAAATTACAAAGTATTTAGAAAAAACCGACATTGACTATAGGTTAATTGTTGTAGAACAGGACAATGCTACCTCTTTTAATAGAGGTAAACTTTTAAATATAGGTTTTGAACATGCTTGTAAATTAGGGTGTGATTATGTAGTATTTCACGACGTTGATATGCACCCGGTTAGAGTTGATTACAGCTATGCTGATGTCCCTTTACACCTATCTACCGGAGTTATAAGAGAGGGTATATTAGAAAAACTTCCTTTTCCTCATTATTTCGGTGGAGTGACTCTTTTTCCTATTGAAGATTTTAAGTTAATAAACGGTTATTCTAATAATTACTGGGGATGGGGATTTGAAGATGATGATTTACTGTACAGGTGTGTAAAAAGACATGTTCCGGTAGACATTATGAATGTTGATAACATAGGAGCTAATATAGCAACGTTAAAATTTAATGGAGCTGACTCTTCTGTTAGAATCCCTAACACTATAACATACATTAAAGATTTTACTATCCATATCTCCATTGAACCAGATGAACTAGTATTAGACCACACTAAAGACAACGATAGAATAGTAATCTTTAACGTACCGGGGTATGATTTTACGCTCTACTATAATTCATTTAACAGGTACGTACTGGAAGTATTTGATGACACTAAAGCAATAACCACCATAACAACTCAGATACAACCAGTTTACAAAACTAATTTTTCTGTCACCTGGGATAGTATAAGCTGTATTATTGGTTTATACCAAAACGGAGTGCTAGTAGAAAAAAAACAGCTAAAAGATAAACTTATACCTTATCATAAGATAAAATATCTAACTTTAGGTTGCAGAACGATAGAAGAAGATGATTCTGAATACGAACACTACAAAGGTCTTATAGATCAATTTATGGTTTGGGATATAATGCTCCCGGAAAAAGCTATAAAATCAGTAGCAGAAAATACATATTTTGGATTTACTCACTCCTTTGCCAACTATCAGAATGGTTCTGATCTTGTTATATACTACGATGCTAAAATGATAAAAAACTATGAGCTTGTAGACTTAACTGGAAAAAATAATCCTGCAAAAATATACAACTGTGAGATTATAGGCCATAATCATCAAGATAGTAAGCAAATTCGAATACCTTTTAGAAGAAATTCAACTTTTAGTACTGTAGATACAAAAGTAGACAACTACCTTGACGGAAGATGGCGCCACCAGACCACTAGATTTAATCAATTAAAATATGTTAATGAAGTTTCAAAAGGTTTATCGGATTTAACTAAAGATGGGCTTTCTACTTTAGACTACAAACTACATAGTACAACATCGCTAGATAGAGAAACTCACATGACAGTAGCAATATGACAAAACATAAATTAGGGGTCTGTGTACCGTACCGTAACAGGGAGTTACATATGCATGAGTTTATACCCAAGGTTGGAAAATATCTTAAAAATGCTGGTATAGATTTTCAAATGTATTTCTGTCATCAAGTAGATGATAAACTCTTTAATAGAGGTACAACCAAAAACATAGCTGCAAAACATGCCTTAGAAGAAGGATGTGATTATGTAGTATTTCACGATATAGATATGATCCCCGAAGAAGGGGCTGACTACTCCTATCCTTCAGAGGCACCACGTCATATTGCCACTAAAATATCTCAAATGAACTATCAGTTAAAATACCATGAATATTTTGGAGGAGCAGTTCTATTTACTAAAGAACAGCTTGAAGCAACAAATGGTTACTCTAATAACTACTGGGACTGGGGCATGGAAGATGATGATTTATTCTGGCGGTGCTACAAAGAGGGGTATACAAATAATACATATTTAAATGAAACTCCTATTCAACAGAAATTTAAAGAATTTAACGGTGAATCTTCTTATATAAAATTAACTCCCTCAAGAGATTTTAAAGGTCTAACAAGTAATTCTCATACTATCTCTATATTAGTGAGAGCATATCAGCAACCGGATAAAAATAAAATCTTTTTGATAGGAGATAAGGATAATAGATATGTTGAATATCCAATTTTTAGAATACCGGGGTATGATTACGGTGTATCCTTTAACAATTCCAGAGCACTTTCTCTTACTTATTGGAATACATTTAACAAACACCACTACATGTGGGTAAAGAGGTATGATAATCAATGGAGTTGGATTACAGCAGTCATAGATAGTAAGGGTAAACAGTCTCATTTTTACTTAAACGGATCTGAAGTTGACTCTAAAGGAGGGTACGGAAGCCCCTCGCCATTAAAATTGGAAGGCTTACTAAAAGAGTATAATACTAAAGATATATACTTAGGAATGTCACCTTCTACTCCCGAAGAACAGGGTAACAAGTATTTTAAAGGTGATATTGCTAAAACCTTTATATGGAATAGAGCTCTCTCTCTCAAAGAAGTTAGTAATTTACATAAAGAAATTGATTCTAACGGCCTAATTATAGATATAGATTTTAACTCCCCACGAACTAGTTTTGAAAGTTTCGATACTATAGACAAAGTTGATGAGTTTAAGATTCCTAATTCAATTCTACCCTACAGAGTAGAAGGTAGATTCAGATGTCTCCCTCATGATGACGAAGGATTAGTAAATGGAAGATGGGTTAAAGGTGAAACAACCGCTGCAAACGAAAGAAGGTATGTTCTTCAAATGCAGCAAGATAAAATACAACATAAAGAAGATGGAATAAAGCAATTGAGTTACGAATTCCTAGGAGAAGAAAAATTTACTCCTTGGGCAAAAATGATAAATATAAAGTTATAAGTTATGTTAAATGAAGTCTTTGAAAAAACTAGAAGCAAGTTAAATAAAGTAGGCTGTGGAATGTGTTTAGCAAAATGGACACAAGTCACAATGCACTTACATAATGGTATGACACATTCCTGTCATCACCCAACAGCTCATAAAATACCTTTAAGTGAATTACAAAATAATCCTTCTGCTTTACACAATACAAACTATAAAAAATTAGCACGTAAAGAAATGCTGGAAGGCGGTAAGCCAAAAGAATGTGATTATTGTTGGAAGATTGAAGACAGCAGTAACGCATTTTCTGACAGAACATATAAATCATCAGAACCTTGGTCTGCTCCTCACTTTGAAGAAATTACTACCAGTAGCTGGAAAAAGGATTTTAACCCGAAATATGTTGAAGTCGCATTTAGTAATACATGTAATTTCAAATGTTCGTACTGTGGCCCAATGTATTCTACAAAATGGGTAGAAGAAATCAACCAGTTCGGACCTTATAAGACAAGTACGTCTTTTAATAGTATGAGTACATACAAAGAACGAGGGGTAATGCCCTATCAGGTATCTGAACATAATCCATACGTAGAGGCTTTTTGGAAATGGTGGCCAGATTTATATCACGATCTACATACATTTAGGATTACAGGTGGCGAACCTCTACTCAGTAAGGATACATTCAAAGTATTAGATTACATTATCGAAACAGATAATCCAAATAAAAGATTAAGTTTCTGTATAAACAGTAATTTAGGCATACCTGAATCGTTATTTAAAAAATTTGTAGAGAAAGTTGAAATCATAATCGATAAAGAACTAGTACACGAGTTTATAATCTTTACTTCTTGTGACGCTTACGGAGAACAAGCAAACTACATTAGAAATGGATTTAATTATAATCAATTCTACGAAAGAGTAGATTTTTTATTAGATAAATTTAAACCAATGACCATTGACATAATGTCAACCTACAATGCTCTTTCAGTTCCTAGCTATAAAAAATTAATAGAAGACGTAGTAATACTTAAAGAAAGACACCATAATCCATCAAGATACTGGGGCTCTTCTCTTTTATTAGATTCATCATACCTTCGATGGCCCACCCATCAGACTGTTAAGATACTTGATAAAGAATGGGTAAGGGAAATCGATGAACAGGCAAAATTAGTTGACTTTTATGAACAAATGCGTACCGGTTTAGATGGATATGGCTTTACTGATATCGAAATAAATAAAATTAAAAGAATTAAAGATTGGTTTATTTCAGAAGAAAATGAAGAGAATTTAAACACAAATCGAAAAGATTTTTATAAATTTATCACAGAACATGATAAAAGAAGAAACACCGATTTTGTAAAAACATTCCCTGAGCTTGAAGAATTTTTAGCAAAATGTAGAGTAACAAAATCTAGAGTATCATGATATTTAAAGATAAATTAGCATACTTGGTCAAAAACGAAACCAGAAACAATACCAATACAAAAAAGTACAACTTATTAGAAGAGGATTTTATTTTTGAGACAACATTTAAACCAGATTTATCCAATAGTGAAAATGAATTCTGTGTAATTGGTAGGACTGGTTACAACATGGGCATATTCTCACATGCGGGTAAATCAATAAAATGGGCCTGGTGGAAGATAGAAAATGAAGTTATTGTTTATGATGATTTATTTTTTGGTTCTAAAGATACGGAGGATGTTGATGAAAATCATGCTAGATGGTGGAAGGAGTATATAATAAAAAACACACCCATTAAGATGAGTGATGCTGCGGTCAATGGTTTAGTTAGAAGATGGGGGTTTTACGATGCATCCCAACCCATCACAGACCCATCAGGAAATGATGGAGGGTATATAGCTATTGATTATAAAATTGAGGGTATACCCGATGAAACATTAAGAGAATGGGTCATAAAACATGATAACCATAGAGTTGAAACTTTAAGTCTATTACCTGAGATAATTAAAGTTAAGGTAGTAAAAAAAGACAATAAGTTTCATTTATATGTTGGTGATATCTTTTACAATAGTAAAGATTGCGGACAAGTGTATGATTATTCAAACCAGACAATTTTTATTGGCGTAGCTAACCCATACTCTTTCAACGAAAATCAATTTTGGTTTTACGGTGAAATATTTGAAGTAAAAATATATAATAGTAGTATTGAAAAACCAGAAAACCTGTACCTCTGGTTTGATTTGGAAAGAAATTCAAGGTTTAAAACATTTGATAAATCCGGAAACGGTAACCATGGAGAACTTTATGAAACTGAAGAAGTCAAACAAGAAAAACATCTAGAATTTAATAAATCCGCAAGACCAGCTAAAATAGTTTAATATGTCAGAAGAATTAAAAAAATGGAGAGATACTCGTTTAAATTCAATAAGTAAAAGCTTCTGCGCCGCAAAGTGGTATAATGCTAGTTTACATTTAGGACATGGGTTCACAAATTCTTGCCACCTTCCTTTACCCCACCCTATTGATTTAAAGGAACTAAAAGACAATCCATCAGCACTTCATAATACCAAACATAAGAAAGAGATGCGAAAAATGATGCTAACAGGCGTCAGACCAGCAGAGTGTTCTTATTGTTGGAAAATTGAAGACATTGGTAGAGATAACATATCAGATAGGGTTTACAAGAGTAATATATACACAGATAAAGAAATTGCCGACTTAAAAGATTCAGATTATAATCAAGATATTTTATTAAAAACTGTAGAAGTTAGTTTTGATAGAACTTGTAACTTTGCCTGTAGCTACTGTAATGCCGGGTATAGTACCACATGGGGAAAAGATATTACAGAGAATGGACCTTATCAAAAATTTAAATCCTTTAGTAGCGGAGCATACCAAAGCGATGGATCATGGTCAGAACAATTTAGTAAGAATGGTCTAGATAACCCCTATGTTGTTGCTTTTTTAGAATGGTGGCCAGAGCTGACAAAAACTCTACAGGAAATAAGGATTACTGGTGGCGAACCTGCACAAAGTTTTAATTTCTGGAATTTTATCGAGCTAATGAAAAAACATCCTTCTAAAAATTTAAGATTTGCAGTTAATTCAAACCTTGGAGTAAATGAAAGGTTACTAAACAAGCTAATTGATGCTACTTATCAATTAGAAATAAAACAATTTGATCTATATACCAGTAATGAATCACTTGGACTTCACGCCGAGTACATTAGAGATGGTTTGAAATACGATGAATGGCGATCAAATATGGTCAAGTTTATTGAAAAAGCAAACCCTAAAATATTTAGATCATTAACTATAATGATGACAGTAAATAGCCTATCTCTTGTTAGTATTGTTGAATTTTTAGAAGATATAAAAATACTCAAAATAAAATACGGTCATAATAGACCTAATGTTGATTTAAATATACTAAGATGGCCAGCATTTATGTCCCCCCTTGTTCTTCCTGATAACATAAAAAAAGAACTACATGCTAAGCTGAAAAAATGGTATAATGAAAATAAAAATAGTCCTTTATTCAATATACATGAATTAGCTCAATTTGAAAGACTTCTTGATTATATTGAAGTAGTCAATAGAGGCCACAGAGGAACAGAATCAGATAGAGATGTGTTATTTCACGATTTTAAAAGTTTTTACATGCAGTATGATAAAAGAAGAGGTAAAGACTTCAAAACCACCTTCCCTGAGTTAGCCGAATGGTATGAAACATTAAAAGTAGATAACAGTATACCTAATCGTCCTGTCTTTAATGGCGAGATAAGTCATTTCGAAACAGGGGAATATGTACCAGATACTAAGAATGATAAACTATAAAAAAATTATAATAAACTAAACCATGGAAAATAGAAAATACCTTCCCACTTTAGCTGAACTAGTAGATAGACTTTCAATAGCACAGCTCAAAGAAGTTAAAATACCAGATCACAAGGAAGAATACGCTCAAGAAATTGCAGATATAGTTCACGATATTCAACTATATTTAAATGAAAGTACCTCAATTAATGCAGAAACAATTAGAGCTATAGTGGTACTCTCCCAGATGAATGCACACATTTGGCATAATGAATCTGCTGTAAGAGCAGGAACTGCAGGTCCTTCTAATTTAGCTCTTACTCACGGTATTAACGGTATACGTAATACTGCAAAAAATAAAATTCAAGAAATAGTTGGAGGAAGAAAAGATTATAAAATCGACTGCCTAGCTGCTGAATTTGAGGATTGGAATGTATCCTGGTAAAAATTAAAGTTTACTATAGACAAGTTCAATTGTGCAAAAGTATAAGTATGCGGATCTAGATTATTTACAAGTAGTAAAAAAGCTAATAGACAATGTAATTTGGACAACATTAGATGAAAAGTACAGTGAACCTGGAAAAACTAACCCGATAGTAGAAAGTTCCGACTGGTTTAGCAGGTTGCTTAAACCCGACACATACAAAATCAGGGATACTGTTTATACCTTTCATATACCTGCTATGGTGGAGCTGTTAAAAAAGTATAAACCTATCACCGAGTTACCCTACCCCGAAGCTTTACTTGCAATTAAAAATCAAAAAACAAAACAAATTATACTTCAGTTAAACTTACACACCTCTATTGATGATCCAAAAGCAATAAAAACTACCTTTTTTGATAAGCTTTTTAAAAAACACCCCGAATTGATTGTGAATATGAAAAAAGACAGATTAACAATGCTTTTGTATTTTGGGTGGGAAGCTGATAATTTTGCACACAATCCTAACCGGCCCCAAGATTATCATAATACCTATTATGAAGTGTTTGATAATGTACGTAGTAAGTACGGTCTTCCTCCTAAGTCTATAATAGTCCTAAGTTCAAATAAAAAAGGTTACGAACAGGAGCAGGAATTTTACGGAGAGGATTTAAAACTTGGAAATTATACTCGTGTGATTTACGAAAATGCATATGAAATTAACTCATTTCAAGAGAAAAATAAATGGAACCCTTACTATACATTCGATGAGTATATAGCTAATATAGAGAAAAAAGAAAGCAAAAGACTATTAAGAATTAATAGAACTCAATTACAAAGTAGAGATTTTATGCTCTACTGGTTAGAAAATACAAAATACATAGAAGACAGTATAGTAGAATACGAATTAGGAAACGAACAGAATGAGCACATTCTTTTTCAAAAAACTGAAGAACAAGCGATCGGATACCCAGGACCTGAACCTTTTGATTACCATAAATTAAGATATAAAATACGAAATTGCTATAAAATAAGTACTGAACTATCTTATAATCATTTACTTCCTTTTCTTAAGTTTGATAAAAAAATTGTGGATAAAATTAAACAGACCTCTTCTTATATTGCGAGTAAGATTGAAGAAAATTATGATTCTACTTTGAGAAGTATAGTGAAAAGTGAATATACAAATAAAACAATCCCGGCTGATGTTTACCGTAATTCAATTTTCTCCTGGGTATCAACATCTTTAGCAGATAGAAAAGATCAAGTTTTCATAAACATGTCTACATTTAATCCAATACTACACTATCACCCGCTTGTATTTTATTCAAATCCATCTCATAATAAGTACTTTGTTGAATCAGGATACAAACCATACGATTGGTTTACAGAAACAGAAAAAGTTGACAAAACTTTAAATATTAACCATAAAATGGTATTAAATTTATATGAAATCGATAGACTAGTGAATATACCTAAAGACAGCCTTATCGGGACTATAAAGGATAATAGGTCTTCACTTGAATATAATAGAAACCTTCTATTTGAATGCAAAAGTATTGAAAATATTCTTAAAAAACTTTACGTTACTATATCTGCGTAAAATATAAATTCTGGATGTTAAAACCAATAACATACGTTTATTTAGAAACAACTAATTACTGTAATCTTGCTTGTTCATTTTGCAACAGAGATGAGGTTATTGGTACATTACAACATATGCCAATATCTAAATTTAGAAAGTTATTGGAAAGCATAAAAGATCACCCTATTAAGGAAGGTAAACTAATGGGAATGGGTGAACCAATGTTACATCCAAAATTTGACCAAATTTGTAAAATATTTAAAGATTATTTTCCATCCGCTAAATTAATAGTAGCAACTAACTGTCAATATAAAATTAAAGAATCTTTTACCAACTCTTTAAAGTATATAGATCTTCTTTATTTTAGTATAGACGGGTATAAAGAATCTTATGAGAGAGATAGAGCACCTGCAAAATGGGATAAACTTATTACTTTTTTAGATAAATTTAAAGAAGTTAATAGGTATAAATGTGATGTTGTTATTAACTATGTTGTTAATCCTGACAATATTTATGATATACAAAAAATAGATAGATTAAGAAAGGATAACAAGTTAGGTGAACTTCGTTTAAATATAGCACAGGATTGGAGTGAAGATAAATCACTACCCGGTGGGTATAATAAAGAACAAATTTTATATTTAAAAACTAACTGGTCTAACAACATTAAAGGAAAGAGTAAATGGGATTATGAAGATTGTTTCTGGGTTGAAGAAGCATTATATACTACTGTAGAAGGTAATGTAAAAATGTGCTGTATGAATACAGGAGCAAAACCTTTTGGTAACCTATTTGAAACAGATTTGAAGTTAATAAGAACTTCTGATGATTTTCAAAATGTAAAAAACGGGTGTAAGACCAATAACCCAACATCGCACTGTAAAAACTGTTCGTATAAAGAATTAGTACCCATACTAAGTGAAGTTAAAAACTAATGATAAAACGAAATTTTAATTCTACAATCCCTCATAACAAATTGAGACTACATTCCTCAGAAAGAAATACACCATGGGGGAAAGTATTTAAGGAATATAAAAAATTATTGACAGAAGAGGATTTAAAGTTTTACCCAAATACACAAGAACTACACGAACCATTATTTAAATTTTACGGGTACGATAACTTTATGATGGGATTTGGTTCAGATAGATGCATAAAGTATTTTGTAGAATCTAATTCAAAAAAACATTGGCTTTGGGGTAGAAAGAAACTAATAATCACAGACCCAACATTTCCAATGTTTAAGGTGTACGGTGAAATGTACAATTTAAAAGTAAAACCCATTCCATATGACATTATAAAATTTCCAATAGATTCTTTTTTAAAATCTATAAGAGAAAATTCTATTGTAATTATATCAAATCCATCATCTCCAATAGGGGATACAATTTCATATTATGATATAATTAGCATACTTGATAAAGGAGTTCCTACTTTAATAGATGAAGCATATATAGAATTTTCAAATGAAAGAAGCTGTATTGATTTAATAGATAAATACCCTAATTTATATGTTACTCGAACATTTTCAAAAGCATATGGTTCTGCAGGTGCTAGATTTGGTTTGATATTTTCTCAAAAGACAAATATAGACTATATGATTCAATATAGAGATATGTATGAGATTACCGGACAGACTCTTAGATGGGTAGAAACTTTATGTAAAAATAAAGATGTGGCAGATGAGTACATATCAAATGTAAAAAAAACCCGTAGTGATTTATTCTTAAAGCTTCAAGATAGAGGTATCAAGTTTATACCATCATCATCTAACTGGTTTCATGTAAAAGAATCTGACTTAGGAAAACCACCAGATAATATTATATTTAAAAATAATTGCACAATTATAGGGAGAGGATGCGGTTGGGTACGTTTACAGATAACAGATAATTTAAAGGATTACAATTGGATTTTAAAGTAAAAGGTCATAGTAACTATATTCTAAAATTAAAGAATAATTTAGTTAGTAAGACATCCTATAATAAGGATAGTAGATTACATGTGTCCGCAATAAAACAGAAACAATTTAAGAGTAATTTTTTTAGATCTCCGAACGTTATTGATATACATGAAAATGGTTTCAGTATGGAATACATACAAGGTCAATCATTTTCACAATTTCTCACTAGTGCAACTAAACGAGATTTAGATAACCTTATTTATAGAATTGATGGATACCTAAAGGAAAGAATAATCGGCGAAATGAATATACCAATTCAGATTCTAAAGGATAAACTCTCTTTACTACCTGGCGGTAAAAACTTATTACCTATTTTATCCAATAAAGAATCTGTAAAAGTAAAAGTGGGTTTAACCCATGGTGATCTTACTTTTTCAAATATGATTTTTGCTGAAGATATATACCTAATTGATTTTCTTGATTCTTATATAGAATCACCAACAATAGATATTGTTAAATTAAGACAAGATACTCACCTATACTGGTCATTAAATATGGTAGAGGAAGTAGTAGATTTAACTAAAATAAAAATAGGGTTGAACTACATAGATAACTGGCTCACAGATAAATACCCAGTTAAGGATTACGAATTATTTCAAATAATTAATTTACTACGTATTTATCCTTACACTAAAGACGATAAAGTAATACATTACTTAGAGAAAAACATCAACAGGTTATGCGAACTCTTATAATTCCATGTGCAGGAAAAAGTAGTAGGTTTACTACTAAAACTCCAAAGTGGTTACTAAAACACCCAAGTGGTAATTTAATGGTATATGAATCCATAATCGGATTACCATTGGATACATTTGATAAAATTATAGTAGTTGCTTTGAAAAGGCACCTAACTGATGAAATTATTGACAAGATATATACTCAATTTGAATCTATACCTCAGTTTAAATTAATACAACTCAGCGAAGATACTGAAAGTGCATCCCAAACCGTTTACCAGGGTATTTCAATATTAGATATTAGTGGCTCTATATTTATAAAAGATGCAGATGATTATTTTTTCATCAGTGAAATAGAACCAAATGAAATTTGCACATACTCATTAAATGATTGTAAGAATATTACACCAGGAAATAAATCTTACATAAAAAAGAATGGTAATAATGAGGTGTTAACGATAGTAGAAAAAAGTGTTATCTCTGCTGATTTCTGTTGCGGTTTATATACATTTGATTCAGCACAAGAATTTGTTGAAACATATGAATCTATAGACCAAGAAAATGAAATTTATATATCTCATGTAATTTTAAAATGATACTAAAACGGTAAGCAATTTAAAAATAGAGAAACCACCCAATTCATTGATTGGGGAACTCAAGAAGATTGGGATATTTTTAATAAAGGTTATAGTAAAAATAAGTATAAAAAATAGTAGTAAATTTAAATTTGAAAAATGAGAGTATTTGTGTTAGGAGATTCTTTTGCTGAGAATATATATGAACGTCCAATAAAAATTCATAAAAAAGGAGCTGATATTACCTCTGATGATATAACATACCTTTCTCATAATACTGGGATTCACAGCTTTATAAAGTTACTAGCAAAGGCTAAAGGTAAATACCCTTTACACTTTACAGATTATTTTAAATTATTTGGATATGAGGTTATTAATTTTGGAGATGGTGGCTGCTCCGTCTATTCTATATATAATCAATTTACAAAAATAGATAAGGAATTTAAAGAAGGAGATAGAATAGTAATTAATTGGACATCTCCTTGCAGATTTGATTGGATTCGAGAGGATGGTGAATGGGACCTAACAATCATAGGTGATATAATACCAGAAGATATTCCTCAAGAACGCAAAAGAATGTTAATTGAGCAGAAACTATATAGAAGCAACAGTTTTGAGAAAGGTTTTTTAAATGAAAGGATGATACCCTTCATGTCTCACCTTATTTCCCTACACAGTAAATATAAACCAATTCTATGGTCACCATTTCCTCGGATATCGAAAATATTTGAAAATGATCAGTTTTACTTTTGGGAGGCTTCTAATGAAGTCTTTAAAAATATTATACCAGAATACAATGTACTGAGTATAATAGAAGAAACTAACCAAAGAGTAGACGATAACCACTACGGTAGATACGGAAACTTTTATACTGCTATAATTCTTAAAGAAATATTAGAGTATAGTCAAAATAATAATATAACCAGATACACTGAAGATAAAGAATTATTTAATAGAGTAGTAGATAAAATAAAAAATACTCCCCACGGTTTTGAACCCCTATACTAATACGTACTATAAGATATTATTTTTTTAGCTATAGTAAAGTTCCGGATATTCAACTATAACATGTATACCTCCTTGTGTATAAACGTGCTTGTAAGTCTCTTCTATAGACTCCCAATTTTTTAAATCATGAAATTGTATATTAGGGCACATAGATTCGAATTCTTGTAAATAATTTCCTTTGTGCTGATACCCAGGGTCTAACGGTTTATCTGATCCTTTTCCTAATCTTATAATCATGTTTACCTTCCATCTATCACCACTCATTAGACCAATTTTATCTACATGGTTAACTAGTTGATTTGTTGCACAAATTAAAAAATCCCACCTCGGGTAAAAAGAAATAACAAATTTGCCTGCCATCGCCATACCTAGAGAAATACCCATTTGAGATTCTTCCATAACAGGTAATTCAATTAACTTGTTTTTAGGTACATCAACAATCGTGGTACTCATTGGATTTCCTTGCCAAAGTACTTGTTGACCTATAAAAATAGTATCTTCCTGCTGACCTAGGTAAGTCATTGAACTTAAGAGTGAATCTTTATATAAACTTTTTTCCATAATTTTTAAATTAGAGTTTTAACAGTATTGATTTTGTCTATTATACTTGAAGCCATAACTTGATTACACTCTTTTGATGGATGATGATCTTTTGGTGTTATAGAAAAATGTTCAAGATCATTATAAATAACTAGATTTTCATTTTCATCTGTTAGGTCTCGTATAGAGTTATAAGTTTTACCTTTATAATGCAAAGGTATAAATCTCTGTGACATAAAACTATCCGATTCAACCAAAGGGTGGTAATCATTTTCCCAATTGAGAAAGAGTGTTTTGATTCCTTTGGATTCATAAAAAGAAAAGGTATCTTTTAACTGATTAAACACATTTTTAACATGATTTGAATACCATTTATCAAAATCTAAATTCTTATACTTTAACCATTTAGAAAATTCTTCTTGCTTTTTTAATGAATAGGGCGTATAGTTGTATTCAACATCATCGAGGGTGTAGGTAAAACTATTTCTATCAGGTTGGCTGGTTTGGACTATAATATATCCAATCTCATTGAAAGATAATGTATCTGTGAATAGATGGTCATATCCATCAATGAGCCCAAAAACTCTTTTGAGGTACTGGAAAGTAGTCTCTTCTGAACCTCCGTTCTGTAACATACAGACTTCAAATGTATTAAAATGATTTGCAACTAAACGAGGGTATCTCAATGTAGCACCATACCTTCTATGAGCATCTGTGACAAGTAAACCATCATAATCATCAGGAGCCGGTTCTTTCAAAGTAGGGAGGTTGGAGTAGTAATAAAGACCTTGACCCCAAGTGAAGGAGCACCCACCAAATACAATACCTTTGCTAATCTTATTTGAATTCGTTTTCATGTTTTTTATACCAATTATAAGCACTTGTTAAACCGTCTTCAATACTAGTTGTTGCTTCCCACCCTAATTTTTCTTTAATTTTATTAGAATCAATTTTACGAGTTGGGATCATAGAAGGCTTTCCACTAATAAACTCAGTCGGTGCATCAAACTTAGCAATAACTTTCATTTTTTCTAACACCTCTAATACCGAATAAACCTTATTAGAACCAACATTATATACCTCAAACATCTCAGTTTCTTTTTCCATTATAATCTGTAATGCTTCGACAAAGTCTTCAATATACAGTAGATCCCTTAACTCACTACCATCACCCCAAACCGGTATAGGGTTCATTTCATCTGCTACTTTTCGTATAGTAGCCGGAGTGACATGACATTTATTGAAATCATACTTATCATGTGGTCCAAATAAATTTGCTGGTCTAACAACAGTACATTTCATCTTTACAGGTAAATACTTACCATATAACTCGCATTGAATTTCAGCATACCTCTTCATCCAACCTACAGGAAAGTAAACCGGGTAAGGTTCATCAAATAGAAAATCAGTTTCGACAACAGGTACATCTCCTTTTGGTGGATAAACCGTATTGGAAGATAAAAATATATAATGTTTAATACTATTTCTCCAACTGGCATCAATTAGAAAATTATTCATAGCAACATTAGGTGTAACATGTGCTAGAGGGTCAACCACAGTGTCTACTGCATTTGAAGTACTTGCCGCACAATGATACACAACATCAATATTTTTAGTTGCTTTTAGACATTCTTCGTAGTTCTGTAAATCATGACTAGAGTAGTGAACACCCTTTAACATTTCTCTAACATTCCTAGTATGTAAATTAACTACTAAGCTTTTATACCCGTCCTTGTGTAACCGAGCTACTAAATTTTGACCAACCAAACCGGAACCTCCGGTTATTAGTATTCTTGAATTTTTACTTATCATATTCTATTTGTTATTTTATTAACTTTTATTTATATTGATTTTATATTGGAGTCTCTTTCCTCAATCTCATTATAAAGTATTGGAGATTTATAATTAACAGTTGGATTATTCGGATCACTGTAATCATATCTACATTGTAGAATAGACTCTCTATTTTATCTATCTCAGTTTTAAGTTCGTTGGTTTTAGAATCAAAGTATATACTTTCATCCTTATCCATAAGGTCATGTGGATCACCTACATAAAAACCTTCTTTTAAAAAATCATCTGGAGGAATTGGTATAGAATTCATAAACTTCTTTTAATCTTACAATAAATGATTTAGTTGGTAAAGTATTATAATGTGCTTGCTTTGTAATATCCATTAATCTCTTTAAGTCACCGTTAGGTTTTGATGTATCCCATTTGATATCTAAATCTTTTCCACTAATACTAGCTATATTATCGACTATCTCTTTGATTGAAATCTCAATTCCGGACCCAAAATTAACAATATCGTTTATTTGATTAGTATACATTTTTATAATAGCATCCGCTACATCACCGGCGTAAACAAAATCTCTAATTGGTGATCCATCACCCCAGCATACAATTTCATTCTTTGCTTCTGCAACTTTTTTAATTGTTGAAGCTATCACAGTACCGAATCCACTAAAATCATCATATTCACCGAATATGTTTGCTGGTCTTATAATTGACCATTTATTATAGTCATACTGTACCTTGTAAGCACCAAGAAGTATTTCTCCCATTCTTTTACTCCAACTAGGGTACCAATCAGCCTCAGAGGGAAGAGTCTTCCAAACAGTATCTTCAATAAATACCTCAGCCGGAGCATATACCCCTACCGAACTAACAAATACTAACCAAATATCTTGCTTAGCACATTGGTTTATAATCTCAGTATTGATTTTGAAAGAAGGGTAAAGAAAATCGACCGGACTATTTTTAGCCTTTAAAGGTGATCCTTTTATACCGAATGTATTAAATACCGCATTAAATTTATTACTCGAAAAAATATTTTCAATTACATTACTTTTAATTAGATCAGCTTCAATAAAAGACCATCCATCTATAGGAAGGTGTTTACTGCGGTATAAATCAACCCCTACTACATCGTAACCTAGTCCGATACATTTTTTTACTAAATGTGTTCCCACTAGACCACTACACCCTGTTATTAGTATTTTTTTCATTATATTAATTTCTTTTTAGTATAATTCTCCTTAATATTAATTTTACGAGGTAGATCACATAATCCTAATAGAAAATCTCTATCTCTATGATTATTAGCCCATTTTAAAGATTTTTTATAATTATCAGTAAACCTCTTTTTGTTATTCTTATAAAACTCTATAAAAAATTCTTTATTATCGTTAATTCTTTTTACTTCCTTGACGAATTGAAATAACCTATCCCTGTGATTAAGAACCGTATCATAACTATGATCTATAATATCATCAAACCAATCGAAATCATAATGATTTTTAATTTCGGTAATATGATACGGAGATGCAAGTATTAGAGGAAATTGCATAACATAAAATGCTTTGAAAGACTTCTCACTAATATGTAAAACATCTGAATCAAACTCTGTTTCGGTGGTTATGTTAAAATATGAATTTTCAAAAGTTTCTTTTATATAAGTCTCTCCCCAATTGATAGAATCTGTGTCTTCCCTACTATCAAACCAAGTAAACTGCTCTTCATATTTATTTTTTTTCTGTTCTATATTTTGAAAATAATCAATTTCTTCCTGTAGTTCAACTACATCTGCATCATTTAGTACATTACAGTAGAAAACTATATGTATATTTTTAGCATTCCATCCGTTAACTAAAGACCAATCTACATTGTCTATAATATTATTTTTCTTTAATAACGAAAGTAGTGCATACCTATGAGGCCTGGGTCTCCTATTTTGACATAGGAAAAAAGCTCCCTCCTTATCTGTTTTAAAATCAAGAGTGCCCATCTGTTTGCGCATAATTAAAGCAATCTGATCTCTTAGTATTGATGTAACGTGAAAATTAATATCACTTTTTAGTCTTTTCTTATAATCATTTAACTGTATATTGTTATTAGCAATCCATAATTGTTTTTGATTTATATTGAGCTCAACAGCCCATTCGTGAATAGCTTTAACAGTTTCAAAGTTTTCATATTCATGTTCATTCATCATAATAATATTAAAGTTAGGAAACTTTAATACTGTATCAATAACCTCGGCAGGCATCGGCAACAACCCCTCTCTGAGATTAGAGAGTATCCTATTAGGAGTTAATATTATAAAATAAAAGAATCTTCTATCTGGATAATTAGCTATATCCTCTAATGGGTACCTTCTAACTAGAACCCCTGGAAAATGTAAAGGACCTAGAGGTGAGTCAATATTCATTAAGAAACCTGTATAAACCTCCCTACAATTAGGATTATCAGGAAATTGCAGTTTCTCATTCCAATTATCATATATAAGATTGAGGTTACCAGTCGGTGGTTTAACCCCTAAACTATCTAAATAACCAAAAAACCTATAATCGTGGATATTGTTAAGATTTTCAAGTACTTCACGGTTGTTAATAAATCTTTCTTTATTTTTTTTATAAAACTCTATAAAAAAATCTTTTTTACCGTTGATTCTTTTTATTTCTTTAACAAAGGCAGCAAGCCTTTCTCTGTCATTTACAATATTATCATAATCGTGATTTATTACATCATCAAAAAAATCTATATCGGGATAGGCTTTTCTAAAATAATAACCATGACGGTAGGATGCTAGGATAAGAGGAAATTGAAAATAAAGAAACGGCTTAAAAGACTTTTCTGATATATGAACATCCTCATTATAGAAATTAGACTCAGTTACAATATTAAAATATGAGTTCTCATAAGTATTAGGTTCAAAAAAGATTGATTGATTATCCCGCTTATCAAATTCATTTCTATCAATTTCGTATTTACTTTTTTGTATTGTGATAGAACGAAAAAACTCAATCTCCTGAGATACTTCATGATATTTTTGTGGATTCAAAACCCGTAAGTAATCTTCCTCCACAAAATCAGCATTATTATCCCAACCGTTAATTAAAGACCAGTTTATATCTCCTAATAGGTCGTAGTTTTTTAATAAACACAGCAAACCGTATCTATGTATTCTAGGAGACCTATTGTGACATAGAAAAAAAGAACCCGGATCTTTATCAGATTTAAAGTTTAATACCTTGTCCTCATCCTCTATAGCATTTAACATTGTACGGGTGGTATAAACTTGCGCACTAATGCTCAAATCTGCTTTATAGTCTTCTAGTTTTTCATTATTACTCACAAGAATAGTACGAGTAGGATCTAGTTTTAATGTCTGTACGAGTTTTTCTAAAGAAACTAGAGAATCTTTAGGTTCAAATTCACATTCATTCATTAGGAGTAAATATAAATTTGAGTTTTGATTAAACATCCGAATAACTTCATTATCAACAGGCATTTTATCATGAGCAAACGAATCCCTAAAGAAACTTTCTCTGCACCAAACATAATAAAAGAAAACCTCATCTGGGTATTTTATAACATCTTCTAACTTTCTTGGTACTGTTTTAACTGAAGGAAGAACTGAGATCATATTCATTTCAGTTAACCACCGTCTATCAGCACCAGGCTGAGGTGTAATATTGGTTTTAGGTCTATTAGGTTTCGGAATATTTTTTTCTAAATCCCAATCGTCATAGACGAGGTTTAAAACAATTTCTTTTTTACTCTGGTTTGACATAAGCTAGTCTTAAAACACCACCCATTTACCTGTACCGTAATGTGGCCATTTCTTTTTGTAATCATACCAAATAACATCACTTGGTATTTCTCTTTTTTTATCATTCCAAGTCTTCTCGGTAGGGGTATTAGTTGAAACACCATTGTCCTCCACAATAAAGACTATAGGGAGATTGTAGTTAGTAGCATATTTGTGCATTTCATAGAAACCTCCGGTTTCAAAAGCCATATCTCCTATAAAGCAGAATACCTTATCATCCTTACCGTCTATCTTATTAGCCATCGCTATACCGGTTGCTATTGGTATAATTGCACCAACTATTGCTGATGCATAGAATTTATACTCTTCACTAACGATAGTAATAGAACGGCCAGCCAGAATTTCACCCGCCAACCACTTTGAAGGTACACCTTTCAACAGAGCATGATAATGAGAACGCCATGTTGAGAACACCCAATCGGTAGGTTTAATTCTTTTACAAATTTCAATTAACTCATCTTCATTCCCACCACTCAAGTGAACAGGTCCTTTTATTTTACCTAATTCCCAATCTACTACTATATCTTTTTCAAACTGCTCTAAACCTTCTTTGTCGTAGAGGGTCTCTTTTACTATCGGGTATTGTTCTAAATTTTTTATCATCGGTCTCTTTTTTGTAATACAGGAGATAAAGTAGGCCATTCCATCTGATAATCAGGATCATTCCATTTCACCACCCCTTGTTCATTAGCATCGACATAGCCGTCTTTATAAAATAAATTGTAATGGAACATACAATCAGTTAAGGCATAATGCCCGTTAGCAAACCCTGGTGGAATTAACACCTGGTTTCTATCTTTTTCAGTTATCATAAATGATTCCCAAACACCAAAAGTAGCAGATTCTTTTCTTACATCTAATACAATTAAGTATATATCACCTACGGCTGCTTGAACTAATTTCCAAGTCTTATTATCATAATGTAGCCCTCTCAGTACACCTTTGTATGATTTAGAAAATCTACCGTGAATACTAATTTCATTTTTTTCGTAATGGATATGCTTCATTACTGGATGCTCTTCACTATGAAATGTAGTAAATATTTCACCTCTATATTCCCTATAGATTGAAGGAGTGAAGACTGGTACCTGATACCCAAATTTCTTTGATGGAGTTTCTATGAACTCATCCCATTTATTGCTCATATTAATGTTGTATGTTGTGATGTAAATAAATGATTATTTAGAAAACCTACTAATGTAAATCGTTTACCAATGCAATTTTCTACTCTATGAGCTTCATCTCTTGTGAAGTACACCATAGTCCCAATTTTTGGTTTTAAACTTACCTCACTGAATACCAATTCACCCCCTGAGTAATTATCATTTAAAAATATAACAAATGAATAACGATTTAGATGTAAATGTGTAGTTTCAACTTGCTCAATATCCTCATCAGTACACTGTATTCTAAATTTCTTAAAATCACAGTTTAACAACTCAGGAATAATATCAATAACTTTTTTCAAATGTGGAATTAAATTAAATCCTTGAAAACGGTAAATATTATCCTGACTTACTATAACATCTGTATTACTCCATAAATTCAATATAGAATTACATTGTGTTTTTGATATATAGTCATCTATGATTGTAATCATATAACATTACTCATATTATGTTTGATTAGCGTAACCTAAAGGGAAACCGTTTCTGAATTCTGCTCCCATTTTAGGGACTATCATCTGGTAAGCCATTATTAGTTGTAGTATGCCGTTATCAATATTCCATTCCGGCTTCCATCCTGTAGCTTCAATCTTAGTATTAGATACGATATAGTTACGCTTGTCCGGATCTTCATAATAGTCATCGTACACCACCGCAAAATCTTTTACATGTTTTTGTATTTTCTCTAGTAGTTCTTGTTTAGAAAGATTAGCATCACTTAGTCCGACATTAAAAATTTCACCCTTGTAGGTATTATAATTGTCTAGCATAAATAAAAATGCATTTGCTACATCCTGTATATGTATAAAATTTCTTTTAAAACTCTTCTCAAACACTACAATGTACTTATCAGTAATAGCTTTATAGGTAAAGTCATTTACAAGCAAATCAGTTCTCATTCTAGTGGAAACACCGAAAACAGTTGCTAATCTAAAAATTATAGCATCTGTATTTAATTTTAAATAATCTTCTGCCCTACATTTAGTACTACCGTAAATAGAAATAGGGCTCAAAGGAGACTCTTCGGTGTATTCTACTTGAACAGACCCTATACCGTACCCACTATTAGTATTAGGATAAAGTATTTTTTTATTTTTACCTTGTATGAATCTGACAATATTACATATCTGTTTAAAATTTACATCCTCTGCTAAATCCGGTTCAGAAGCACAAGCTGGAAAACCAACAATCGCCGCCAAAGGTATAATAACATCAGCATCGTTACATAATCTTTCTAAAAGATCTAGATTACGAACATCACCGTGTATAAATTTAAAATTAGGATTAGAGGTATAGGATAGAAGAGAAACTTGATTGAATATTAGTTTATCTAAGACTACAACTTCATGACCAGATATCAACATCTTACCGACTATAACCGAACCGAGATAACCAGCACCTCCTGTAATTAGTATTTTCATAAGTAGAACATAACTAAGATTAAACTAAAATAAAACTAATTTGTATAATTAAATATTAAAAAAGTAGGTTAAAAGTAAAAATACTTTAAAGAATAATGTGATTTTGTTCGAGGTAAGGCAAGATTATCTCCTCAGTAAATTTTTCATGACCAAATCTAGTAGGATGTGAATCATGAAATCCATTGACGGGAGGACCAAAACCTTCTTGATTGTAATTGTCTTGTACCCACTCTAGGCAACCCTCTACAGGTAGAAATTTTTCCCAATCAACCATATTGTAAAGATAGGAAATCTCCTGAATCTTGACTAACTCAGGATCAAAGAGCTTTTGCATTGTTGACATAAAGTATTTAATGTTCAATCTTTTCAAGTACCATTGAACTCTTAAAATATGTTCAAGAGTATACACCGTTGAAGAGACGACATGATTAAACACCTTATAATGTAATTCACAATCCTCAGAACTCTGCCAGTCAGGTATCATAAGTCTCCATCCATCCCATTTATAATCAGTGACATAGGTTGGGTTATAACTTTGATATGGGGGTCCAACGTACATGTCATCATGAGATATATAACGTTCACTTCTATCTATAGCCGACCACATAACTCCTACTACTATATTTTCGGTATTTGTAGGTGCAGTATGGTGCCAACCGGCAGCTGCTTGATTTGTATCGTGTATTATTTTTCTTGAAATTAAACCGTTCCCCTGAGATGGGACAGCAGAGTTTATCATATTAAAGTCAAAAAGTTCTTGGAGTATAACAGGCCAGTTATGATCATGAGCTGTAAAACTACAACCGCTTACTATTAAAGTTTTTTTAGATTCCATATAACTAGTAAAAAAGTTTAAAGATACGTAACTTAAAATCTATATATAAATATATTTATAAATGTAAAAAATTAAAGTTATGAGCAAAGCTATCATAATATCAGGATACTTAAATAATCTCTCTGACAATATTATACCTTTTTTAGATGTTGAGACAGATCTTTATGTTCATACCTGGAAAGATAATGATAATCTGCGATGGGTTGCTAAATTAGAAAGATACAAAAAATATTGTAATCAATTTAACCTAATAGTAGAAGAACCAAAATATAATAACAAGTTACATTCCTATTTTTATTCTACCTGGAGAGCATTTAATAGTATAGAGAACCCAGAGACATACAGCCAGATTATAAAGTTCAAACCTAATCTAGACTCAGATAGAATTAAATGTAAGTTTAATTTAAATTACTATTTCAACAAAGCAGCCCTACAATCAAGACCTTTACTCGAAAATGTGAAAAAAGAAGAGTGTTTTTTTGGGTCAATTTACTATAAGACAATGGATGAAAGAATGTTTTCTGGATTTCCGCAATCTTTTATGAACTTTTTTAGTTTAAAAGTACACGCCTTTGAAAAAAAGATGTTATATTTAGATAAGGTACTTGAAGACAAGTACGGAATTAATTACGAAGGAAGCCTTTTTTGGATGCATTGGGCAGAAAATACAAATGTACCGTTAATACAAGATTTAGATTTAATAATACCTAACAATAAATAATTATGAAGTTAAAAGAAGAAGAATTAAAACAAATAACCGATTTTCAGCAAAGACAAGCAAGTTTACAATCAGAACTAGGCCAAATAGGTTTGATAAAGATACAAATAGAAAGAAGAGAAATAGCCGCCAAAGAATACCACGAAACTACATTGGCCCTGGAGAAAACTATCGCCGCCGACTTACAGAAGGCATACGGCAACGGAACAGTGGATACAACTACAGGAACATTCAATCCAACCGAAGCTCCTACAGAATAAACACCTTTATATAAGAGAAGGTACTATTTATTACTGCATTATAAAACACTAAATACCAATTGAGGTTTTGATTATCTGTATATATTTATTATAGACATAAAATAAATTTTTCCTAACATGGCAGAAACAATAATCTCCCCAGGTGTATTCCAAAGAGAAAACGACATTTCCTTTATACAACCAGCACCTATTGAGGCAGGAGCAGTAATACTTGGACCAACCGTTAAAGGACCAGTAGAAATTCCCACAGTAGTAACTTCTTACGGAAACTTCACAAATATCTTCGGAGTAACTTTTGAATCAGGTTCTAACTCTCATGAATTTCTTACCTCACTAGCAGTTAAAAATTACTTCCAACAAGGAGGAAATACTTGTTTGGTAACTAGAGTAGTAAATGGATCATTTTCAGCAGCTACCTCTACATTTATATCAGCTTCACAGTCTGAATTTGCTTCTACTGCTTCCTTTAGTCTAGAAACATTAGGAAAAGGGGCTATCTTTAATAACTCTCAAGGAGTTGCCGATACCGGAGTAGAAAACACTGGCGGATCTTTAATAAGCGGATCAGCAGATAATATAAGATGGCAAATCAGCAATGTAAGTGCCGCTAAAGGAACATTTGCTCTTTCGATTCGTAAAGGAGACGATAGTACAAAAGAAAAAACTATTTTAGAGACATTTAATAATCTATCTCTAGACCCTAATTCTCCTAACTATATTGAAAAAGTAATAGGAAATCAAGCACCTGCTATATCTGGAGATGCTAGTCAAGTTATTGCTACAGGAGATTATGTTAATCGATCTAACTACATTAGAGTAGCATCAGTTAACCTACCAACCCTAAACTATCTAGGAACTGATGGCGTAACGGTACTTAGTGGATCTGATGCAAAATCTTTTACACATAGACTTCCTTTAGCATCTTCTGGATCTTTTTTCGGAGCAACAGGTACAGTAGCTAACGGAGCTAAATTGTTTAAAGACATCAGCACAACAACACAAGGTTTAGCTGCAACTGATTACGATGATGTAATTACACTACTAGGAAATAAAGATGATTACCAGTTTAATATTATCTCAGCACCAGGTTTAGTTTACAGCTTACATTCAACTCAGATTGATAATATTATTTCTCTTGCAGAGTCAAGAGGAGATTGTATCGCAGTAGTAGATCTTCAATCTTACGGTGCTACAGTATCTAACGTAGTAGCTCAAGCTGACGTGTTAAATTCTTCTTATACATCTACATACTGGCCTTGGTTACAAATGCAATCAGCTACAGGTAAAAATGTCTGGGCACCAGCTTCAACAGTAATACCGGGCGTTTATGCTTTCACTGACGGTGCTTCTGCACCATGGTTCGCACCAGCCGGACTTGTTAGAGGAGGGTTGACAGGCGTTATTCAAGCTGAAAAGAAACTTTCTAAAACTGATAGAGATAATCTATATAACGGAAAAGTTAATCCAATTGCTACATTCCCTGGAACAGGTATCGCAGTATTTGGTCAGAAAACACTTCAAACTAAAGCTTCTGCTTTAGATAGAGTAAATGTAAGAAGATTGTTGATTGAACTTAAAAAATTCATTGGTAATCAAGCTAATAATCTAGTATTCGAACAGAATACAATAACTACAAGAAATAGATTCTTATCTACTGTTAACCCATTTCTAGAATCAGTAACACAGAGAAACGGACTTTACGCATACAGAATTGTAATGGATGATTCAAATAATACTGCTGATGTAGTTGATAGAAATCAATTAGTTGGTCAGATATATATACAACCAGCCAAAACAGCAGAATTTATCGTTCTTGATTTTGTAGTAGAACCAACAGGAGCTTCTTTCGGAGTATAATTTAAAAATAACACTATTTATAATAAAGCAAACATAAAATGGCTATATTAGATTCATCAGCAATAATGTTCAAAGCATTTGAACCCAAAGTACAAAACAGGTTCCTTATGTATATGGATACGGACGGTATTGAAATACCTTCTTATATGGTAAAAAACGTTAAAGCTCCATCCTTTACAGATTCCGTTGTTAAACTTGATCATATTAACTCTTACAGAAAGATTAGAGGGAAAAGAGAATGGCAAGATATGACCATGACATTATATGATCCGATTACCCCTTCTGGAGCACAAGCAGTAATGGAATGGGCTCGTCTTTCCTACGAATCGGTAACAGGTAGAGCAGGATATTCAGACTTTTATAAAAAACGCTTAAGACTAGAGATTCTAGGTCCTGTAGGGGATGTTGTAGGAGAATGGGAAATACACGGAGCATTTGTCACTAATGCAGATTTTGGTCAGTTTGACTGGTCCTCTGACGCGGTAGTAGATTTAGGCATTACAATATCGATGGATTATTGCGTACTCAATTACTAATAGACATTTTAATTTAGTACTTTTAAAGACCCGGATTATTTCCGGGTTTTTTGTTGTATATTAACTTTTTTTTAGTTATATTTATATAAGATCTAGTTATAAAAAATAAAATTTATGGATTCTAAATTTCAAATGCCTACCGAAACGGTAGATTTACCCACAAAAGGTTTACTTTACCCTGAAGATTCCCCATTAGCAGCCGGTACTATAGAAATGAAGTACATGACAGCTAAAGAAGAGGACATACTTACTAACACAAATTACATAAAGAACGGTACGGTTATAGATAAACTACTGAAAGCACTTATTGTTACCGAAAATGTAGATTATAATGCGCTTCTCACAGGAGATAAAAATGCAATCATGATAGCCGCTCGTATATTAGCATACGGAAAAAATTATGAAGTAGACTACAATGGAGAAACTCACACGGTAGATTTAACTCAACTTAAAGAAAAAGAAGTAGACTATTCTCTGTTTCAAAATCGTACTAATTCGTTTGAATTTAAATTACCTAACTCAGATAATAAAATAACTTTTAAGTTACTTTCTCATGAGGATGAGAGAAAAATAGAAGAGGAACAGAAAGGATTAAAGAAAATAAATAAAGACAGTAGTACAGAAGTAACTACCAGGCTGAAGTATATGATTACCGGTATTAACGGTGTAACAGAAAAAAAAGATATTCGAAATTTTGTAGATAATTACCTACTATCTAAAGATGCTAGAGAATTGAGAAAATTTTATACATCAATATCCCCGGACATAGAGTTAAAATTTAGTACCACCGACGGCGAGGAGGACGTTGACCTGCCTATCGGGCTAACATTTTTTTGGCCAGATTCCAATTGATAGAGTAGGGGTATTCACACAAGTACATGAAATAGTTTTTCACGGCAACGGAGGATACAGTTGGGAAACAGTATACAATATGCCTATTTGGTTAAGAAGGTTTACATACGCCCTTTTAAAGAAACATTACGAAAAAGAATCCGAAGAAGTAGTTCCACTACCATCTTCGAAAAATAAAATTCATAGACCAGGCATACAACCTTCATATAGTACTAAGGCTTCTAAATAACAGAAGCCTTTACTATTTATAGACATACCTTTATATATGGCTACTAAAAAAGAAATAGAAGAGAGTAATAAACTTTTAAGAGAACAGAATGAACTCTTAAAAAAAAACCGTCTCATCACAGAGGAGAGTCTAGACGATACCCGTGAGTTAGCAAATATACTACGAGATCAAACTAAAGAGATAGAATTTCAAGTATCTGAAAAAAACCAACTAAGATCTATCGGTAATAGTTTAAATAAACTTGCACAAGATTCATTTAATATTACAAACGATGAATTAGCAGATCTCGGAACATCCAAAAAACTATTAGAATTTCAGAAAAAACTTAAAAAAGATGTCCTTGGTTTAGAATCCCTGAGAGGTAAGTTAATAGCAGCCGAACCGAAATTACAGGTAGAAATTAATAGAAATATTAAGGCTCAAATCGCATCTGCTGAAGACCTTGAAGCACAGTTAACAAAACAAGTAGAATTAACACAAAAGATTAATAAAAATTCTAGTGTTAAAGCATTCCCCGGTTTAGAAGATCTTGTTAAAGCCATACCGGGTCTTAGAAAATTCTCAGAACCTTTTCAAGAAGCATCAAAAGCAGCAAGAAATGCAGCGTTAAGCAATTTAAAATCTATAAAACAGGTGAGCGTATTAGGCGCCGGATTTAGAGCATTAGGACCTGCCTTGATGAAATCACTTGGCCCGATAGGGTTACTAGGATTGGCAATAAATTTTATTGTAGATCTATTGATCGCTGCTGATGAAAATACAACTAATATTGCCAAGAACTTAGGAATATCAAAATCAGCAGCAGAAGAATTACGTTTGGAGTTTGTTGAAATCGCAAGAGAGAATAACAACCTTCTGGTAACTTCAACATCTCTAATAGCAGCCCAAGGTGAATTAACTCAAGCTTTAGGTGCAACAACTAGAGAATCTAAAAACTTATCCGAAAATCAAGTTTTTCTTACTAAAAATTTAGGAATAGCAGGAGATAAAGCAGCTTTTATGCAGCTAATGTTTGCAGCCACAAATCAAAACGTGGATTCTGTAATAGACAGTACTCTTAATTTCGCAAGGGCACAAGGAATAGCAAACGGGTACTTAATAACAGGAGAAAGCATACTAGCAGAAATAGCCACCACATCAGCTGAAATCTCAGGCTATTACGGATTTAATAATATAGCATTAGCAAAAGCAGTTTATACCGCAAGACAGTTTGGATTAACTTTAATGCAAACCCAAAGCATTAGTAAAGGACTTCTTGATTTTGAATCTTCAATTTCTAACGAATTAGAAGCAGAATTAATATCCGGTAAGGCACTAAACTTTGAAAAAGCTAGAATGCTAGCACTCCAAGGAGATTCTGCAGGAGCTGCAGCCGAAGTTTTAAAACAAGCCCAAGCTCTTACAACCGAGCAAAGAAAAAACCCAATACTTATGGGAGCGATGGCAAAAGCTGCCGGACTTTCAGTAGAAGAGCTAAACAAAGCGTTTCTCATCGAGAAGAATTTAAAGATGTCTCGTGAGGATTATAATGAACTTTTAGCTAAAGGAGCAGAAACCGGAGATAAAGAGCAAGTATCAAGCTTAGCATATTTAGGTAGAACAAAAGAGGAGATTGAAAAGACTTTAACTGCCCAACAAAAGTTTGCTGCTTCTTTAGAGAAAGCTAAAGATCAATTTACAGGATTAGTAGGCTCCGGTTTATTAGATGATCTTGCAGATTCAATCGCCTCTTTGGTAAAGTTTATTGGATTCTTTACTGGCAATGCATTATCAGACGTCGAGAAAGAAAAAAGATCTAAATTAACTGCTGGTAAAGATGGAATGTCCATGTCTGAAGCAACTAAGTTAATTAGATCTACTCGAGGTGCAGGAAAGATGGATTATATAAAAGATGCTGTGATGCCTTTTTTTTCCGGATCTATTTCCAGCTTCATTAAAGGCACTAATTTTGCAGCTTCATCGGATGAAACCGCTAAAATTACATCTAAAGTACTTGAAAAAAAGCTTGCAGAAGCAGCTAAAAGAGATAAGATAGCCACTGCTATGGCTGATACCCCGCTAGCTACCGGAGGAATAGTTACTAAGCCCACCAGAGCATTGGTTGGAGAAGCAGGTGCAGAAGCAGTCATACCTCTAACAGCACTCTATGCTAAATTTGACGAATTAATTGCTGCAGTAAATAAAGGAGGATCCGTATATATAGATGGTAATAAAGCAGGAGAAGCATTAATGCTCGGTTCATATAAACTAAGTTAAAGCTATTTATTTAAAAAATAATATTATGGGACTAAGAGATAAACTAGAAGCCGGTGAGATGGGTATAAAACTAACACAAGGTTTCTACAAATACAAAGGAGAAGAGATTGCAAATCAGGCTGATAATACACAGGCTTCAACAACTCATGCAGATGGACAAAAGAGATTACCGGGACAGTCTGAATTTGACTTAGACGGTAAAACACCAGCCAAATATAGTGATAATTTACCTAAATAGTGTCTATACTAACAAACTATAATGAGGGCGATCTAACTGAATTAAACAAACTAAAATACGTTGGGTTTAGCAGTAGCGGAGGATCTCCGTTAATTACCAAAAAGATTCCAACCCGTGTAGATGAGCAAGGCCATAGTTCTAATGAGATCAACAGACGAACAGACGATCTAGTAAGAATTACCAAGCTTTTAACAACTACCGGAGCTGGTATAAAACACCTTGGTAAAGAGACATTATTATTTTCATCAAAAAAGCCTTCTAATACCATAAGTAGTTTCATATCAACTAAGCAACCTAAACCTGTTGGCTCAAATAACCTATCAACCCTTACTGGCCCCAAAGCATTTTCAGACAAACTCAAAAGCGGTTTCAATGACACTATAGGGTCTATTACTAAAGATTCAATCATTGGTGCACTTAAACAAGCAGGTAGCTCTGCAGCTCGCTCAGCTCTAGTACTAGCGTCTACTTTAGCTCAAATACCTGTAAACGGAACCGGAACACATTTTGTAAGGGGATTCGCGGGTACTACTTTTCTTGGCGGTAAACTTACAACACAGGGAGGGTATTTAAGTAGCCTTAAGCTAAATGGAAGTGACGACTCTACTAATGAAACTCAATTTGCAAATTCACCCCATGCTCCTCTAGAAGGGGTCAAAGAAGCATATCAAATAAATGCTCCCGATACTAAAATTGAAAAAGAAAATAGATTGTTTTTAGGAACTCCTTCAAAAAGAAAAGCTTCAATAATAGATGATCCTGCAGGCAAAACAATGATAGGAACATTCGATCAGATAAATGCACTTGCACCCTATGATAATAGTGGCTCTGTAAAAGAAGAGGGGACAAACGACCTAATAAAATTTAGATTTAAAGTTATCACCCCCGACAGTAAAACGTATCTTCATTTTAGAGCTTATTTAGATTCTTTTGATGATTCATTTACTGGAAATTGGTCAGATTTTAACTATGTAGGCAGAGGTGAAAACTTTCATACCTATCAGAATTTCAACCGTAGTATCAGTATAGGTTTTAAAATAGCAGCACAGACTAGGTACGAGATGAGACCTCTTTACCAGAAGATAGTAACTCTTGCTTCAGCAACCGCACCTACATATTCTACTGAAGGATTTATGAGAGGTACCTTAGTACAGGCTACAGTCGGGTCTTACATAAGAGAATTACCTGGATTTTTAACAAGTGTGAATTTTAGCTGGGATAAAGAATACCCATGGGAGATAGCATTAGATGGGTCGGATCAACAGGAATTACCAATGATTTTAAACTGTCAATTACAGTTTACACCGATTCACAAATTTACACCCCAGACTGGTTTATATAATTATATGACTACAGATCAAACTGACAAACCTCGATTTTTTGCTGATGGTAAACAAATTGATCCTCCAGTCAAATTAGCAAAACCTGAAGATACCACAGTAGATACTGGAAATTCTTCCAACTTACAATTCGGTGCCTTATAAGTTATTTTATGGATAGATACAACGACATAGGGCAATTATTTTCAGAATCAGGAACAAGATATAGGAGAAATCCTATATACCCAACTATTCCTCCTACCGTAGATGATATTTACATTATTACTACAATAGGAGATAGGTATGATACTTTAGCTTTACAGTTTTATAATGATTCATCCCTTTGGTGGATTATTGCTATGTCGAATAATTATGAAAAAGCTTCTTTAGCAGTTAAACCCGGGGTACAATTAAGAATACCAGGCGATAAATCAAACGCATTACAGTTATACAGTCAAATAAACTCAACAAGATAGTATGTCTTTAGGGTATAAGTCAAAATCAATAGTAGGAGGACCTTTAGAAGAGAAGGTACTTGATCAACTAAGTGCCCGTAAGGCTGTAATAAAAAAAAGAAATGATAGATCAACTGAAGATCTATTATTCCTTAATAGCACTACCGGCTGGGTTAAAATGACCTCAGCAGTCGATGTTTCTACAGAAACTGACATTAAGGGGAACCCGGTTTATTCTAATGATACCTCTAAAAAAAATGTACTACTTGGCGGTACTCTAAATAGCGGAAGCATACAAGGCGGTATATTTAATGATACCGATAACGCCTATAAGAAGTCCGATATGTTAGGCTATCGCCCGATGGCCGGTATAACAGGTTTTAAAGTAGACTCTAAAAACACTTTTGGAACACTACGTGTTGCTACTGTAGATTTTAAAGCTAATTCTATTGAACAGTTAGATGATCTTGAACAGTTATTTCTAAGACCAGGATTTAGTGTACTTTTAGAATGGGGTCATTCTTTGTATTTAGATAACAAGGGCACCTTGGGAAAAACCATAAAAACATTCCCTGACTTCTTTACAGGAAAATCAGCTAAAAAGATTTACGAGGAAATTGAAAGCCTACAGAAAGGCTCAAATTACAATTATGATGCAATGTACGGTTTTATTAAAAACTTTGCATGGTCTTATAATCTAGATGGCGGGTATGACTGTAAAGTAGATTTAGTATCTAGAGGTGAATTAATAGAATCCCTTGAAATACTGGTTCCCCCTTCTACTTCTACAAATTCCGTAGACCCAAGTTATTATAATTCAACTTCCTGGACAACAGCCTTACATTTATTTTTAAATACAATTAAAGAAGTTCCTGCTGAAGTTTTTTTTACTGGAAACGATGCTGATATAAAATCAGCGGACAAAGAATTTAATGATAGGGTTATAGAAGCACTAAAATCAACAGTAGAACCCCTGTGGAATGATTTAAGTAGTCTACTATTTGTTGAAGGTAGAGAGTTAAACATTAAACAGATTACAATACCAAACCAAGAAGGTAGCGAAGAGAACGTATCATCAGAAAAATACATACAGCTTGGACCGTTACTTGAACTTATTAATTTAGTATTTTTAATTAACTCGGATAAGGATGATAATAAAATTATAAGGTTTAAGACTGAAAATTTCCTTACCCCTACACCTTTCTTTACATTCCCTCAACACTTTGCGTTAGATCCATTTATATGTATAATACCTAAACCTGGAAAACCTCCAGAACCAGAAGATAGTCATGTTGGTTACAATATTGCACACCAGACAACACCCATCCCGGGGATCAAAGACCAAGCAGGAGATATTATAGGCGGAGAAGAAGAGATTTTAAATATATATTTAAATATCAACTACATTCTAGACTGCTTCCAAATTACCTCAGAAAGTAGTGAGAAAACTGTGCTAAACTTTGTTCAAACAATACTAAGAGGGGTGAATGAAAATTTAGGGTATATAAACGATTTAGATATACATTTTGCAGAGGAAGAATCTAATTACTACATTGTCGATAGAAAGATTACACCTTCAAAGGAGGATTTAGTAGATTCTAACATTGATCTAGTAGGTTTAAATAGTATGCTTGAAAATTTATCATTTACCTCAAAAGTTAGTGCAAATATCAGCTCTATGATAGCCATAGGAGCACAAGCCTCTTCAACTAATGCAGGATTAGATATTTTAAATATACAGACATGGGGATCAGGTCTACAAGATAGGCACTTAAAAACTAAATTTATAGGATCAAAACCTGAAGAGGAAACTAAGGAGTTAGAAACACCAATTGCGGATATTAAAGGCTTTTTAGATTGGGTTAAGACTGTTAATAGTGCCCAAGATGAACATACCTGTAATATTACTCGATCTGATATTGCTAGCAAAATACCAGTTCATAAATTCTTAATGACAAAAGCTTCCCAAATAGAAACTAAATTTGAAGAAACAAATCCCGGAGGACTAATACCATTTGAATTATCGTTCTCTATGGCAGGAATATCAGGTATAAAAATCGGACAAGCTTTTACTGTACCGGATAGTATTATGCCTAAAAGGTACAGAGGTACTATTGCATTTTTAGTTACCCATATTGATCATTCTATAAAAAATAATCGCTGGGTTACAGGAATTCAAACACAGATGATTGTTTCTAAAAAATTCGAAAAAAACAGTAATGATGAAAGCTTAGAAGTAGCTTTTGAAAATATTTTAAAACCAATTACTAGTTAATACAGTATGTACCTACCTAAATCAAAATACAGCAAACCAAAATATACCCAAGGGTATGATTTTAACTTACCCAACGGTAAGCGGTATGTTGGATGGTGCTTTGAGACGTATAAAAAACAAGTATTTACAGGTAAGGAACCCTCCGATAAAAGTACACTACTGGTACCTGTTACTGAGACTACAAATAAACCTAGTAAGAAACTTATGTTTCAACCCCTTGCATCTACTATTGTAGATCGAGCAGCTATAGTTAGTAACAGGACAATAGATTCTGTAATTATTCCAAATAGTAAAACAGTAAAACAAGACATACTTGTAGACTCTACTGACATAACCAACGGATATTTCCTTAGGTACTTTCTTCAAGATAAAATAACCAGAAATATCATTGAGGTAAAAAACAAGAAGTACATAGAGATGTTGAAAGAATCCTATACCATAGGGATTACATTAAAGTGGATTATTAAAGCACCTGCCGAAAACATAAAGAGAAACGGGTATACGTATATCGGAGCTTCTCAAAAAAATAAAGAAGCTGTAGAAGCCGCAGAAAAAACTGTAATAGGAATAAAAAACTTTATAAAATCATACGATCAGTTTGTAAATTAGATTATTTTCATTATATTTAATGAAAAGGTTATCTAAGTGTTTTATATAGTAGAATCAGAAGAGCAATTAACGCTCCTAAAAAATTACGGAAGTAAAGGCGGTTATGTTGAGGTTATATCCTCTCACGACCTATATCATCCAAAGCTCACCACCACAGTAGCTGTATATATTAAACCTACAGACCATAAGGAGGGTTACATAGTACCAATCAATCATGAAGAGGGTCTTAATGTAACAAAAGAACGTGTCTCTGATATTCTTTCTGCCTACCGAACACTTTATGTATTAGACAAAAAGAATGCACTCTACCACTTTAATATACAGCATGCAATAGATCTTTCACTGTTGTATTCCATGGTGAAGTACGAAAGGTTAGAGATACCAACAAAAAATAATACCGTTAATTGGTTTTATAATAAATTCAGTGAGTTTAAGAATATCAATCACTTAATTCCTATTTCTATACTACATCAAAAATGTGACAATAACTGTACTTACCTAGAAAAGTACTTTAATCTAGAAATACCCACGGGGTTTGAGTATTATAATACAACAGCCACAAATGTATTCTTTTTAATAGAGCAAACAGGACTTGGAATACATTACCAAGCATTTAAAGATTTACTTTCCCCTCGTCAACCCGAATATAGTATTACAGATAACGTAGTATTCACTTCATACAACCTATATAATGCAACATCCAGACCTACTAATTCCTTTAACAGTGTTAATTTTGCTGCAATACCTAAAACTGAAGAACACAGGAAATGCTTCAAACCGCAGAATGATTTCTTTGTTGAGTTTGATTTTGACGGTTATCATCTCCGTCTTTTATGTGAGCAGATTAACTTCTCTCTAACATCAGAATCAGCACATAAACAATTAGCTAAAAACTATTTTGGAACCGAAGATATCACCGAAGAGCAATACTTAGAAGCAAAACAAATAAACTTTCAGGCAATTTATGGAAAAATACCTGATCAACATCGAAATTTAGAAATATTCAAACTAATACAGAGGTATATTGACGATATGTGGGAACAGTACGAAAAAACTGGTGTTGTACTCAATGCACATAGCTCAAAACCTTTTACAAAAGCCCTAAAAGACATGCATCCTGCTAAATTAATGAATTATATGATGCAAAGCTTGGAAACCTCAAGAAATATAGTTATATTAAAGAATGTATTAAGGTACTTAAAGGACAAAAAGACTAAAGTAGCTTTATATACCTACGATGCAATATTATTTGATTTTAGTAAAGAAGACGGTAAAAATACACTAGAAGACCTAAAACTAATACTAGAAGAAACAAATAAATATCCAGTTAAGTTTAAATACAGTCAAAGTTTAGTTTTGTAAAACAGTTTAATATTTATACACAATGCCAAATGTTATAAGCCCTACGTTCGATTACGATATCGACGATTTATACTTAAGTGAAGATATGAGTAATAAACTGTTCTGTACTTTTTCAACTGAAAATCAGCTGGAGGAAGTACTTTCTACTATAAAGAGTAGGTACAAAATTATATATAATAAAATTTTTGTTCTTTATTCAAAAAGTCAAGATGAATACATCTGTACATATAATGTAGATTTTGGAAATGTTTCTAATTTTCTAGAAAATACAATCTTAGTACATAGAAAAAAAGAATCGAATACTCTTTACACTATAAATGCTCTTAATACCTTAATTAAAGGGTTAAACAACGGACAGCTTGATTCCTCCTTTAGAGTTAACTGGAGCGACTATACAAACTGTATACTATTAACAAAAGGCCCGGAGTTAAGACGAGTCAACACAAAACTACACCAAATTATTGAACTATAGTTGGTAGTTTGATAATAATTTCTTATATTATATTAAAATAAGTTTTAACCTAAATGTTATATTATGGATTTGAATGCTATCAAGGCTAAGCTAGAGGCCTTAAATAATAATGGTCGTCAAGAAGAAAAGACAGACTATTCCACAATTTTTTGGAAACCCGAATTAGGAAAGCAAACGGTTCGCATCGTTCCTTCTGCTTTTGATCCTGCATTTCCTTTTAAAGAATTAACTTTCCACTACGGTGTCGGTAGATTTCCGATGGTCGCTTTATCAAACTTTGGTAAGCAAGACCCTATTGAAGAGTTTGTTAAGGAATTACGGAAAACTAATGATAAAGACAATTGGTCTCTATCAGGAAAACTGCAACCTAAAACTCGTGTATTTGCTCCTGTAGTTGTAAGAGGAGAAGAAGATAAAGGAGTTAGACTTTGGGGATTTGGAGTCACCATATATAAAGCTTTATTAGCTTTAGCTGAAGATGAGGACGTAGGAGACTTTACTGATGTAATGAATGGTTGGGACTTAGTAGTTGAAATGGCTACAGGCAATCCTTACCCAGTTACAACTGTCCGTATCAAACCAAAACAAACATCCTTATCGGATAATAACGAATTAGTTGATGCTTGGTTAAAGACTCAACCTAATCCTACAGAAGTACATAGACAATATGATTATGAGTACATTAAAAAAGCTCTTCAAGAACATCTTACTCCGGGGTCTGCCGACAGTGCTCAACCTACCACATCTACTGGTGATAGTAGTACTAATAGTACTCCAACGAATGCTGTAACTCAGAAGAAAACTGATTTCACCTTAGAAACAGCATCCTCTACAGGTAAGACTACTACAGACAGTTTTGACGACTTATTTAGCGAATAATGGCTAAAAGTAAAGATACTCAAGAAAAAGCAAGCAAAGCAGTTAGAAGTAACTTCAATCTTGGAAATTTTAAAAAGAAAAAAGGTTTTTCACAATCTTCTGTAAAATTTAAAGAGCAGGGATGGATACCTTTATCGCAAGCATTCCAAGATATTACTTCTTTACCGGGTATACCTACTGGACACATCACCTTATTAAGAGGTCATAGTGATACCGGTAAGACAACTGCCCTGCTAGAAGCTGCTGTGAACGCTCAGAAAGCAGGTATACTACCGGTTTTCATTATCTCCGAAATGAAATGGTCTTGGGACCATGCTAAAGAGATGGGACTAGAGTTTGATGAAGTAAAAGATGCGAACGGAGTTGTAACAGACTACGAAGGTCATTTCTTATATGCAGATAGAGGTTCATTAAATACCATCGAAGAGGTAGCAGTACATATGGCTGATTTAATGGATGAACAGGCTAAAGGTAACCTACCTTTTGATATGTGCTTCTTCTGGGATTCAATCGGTTCTATACCTTGTGACCTATCAGTACGTTCTAATAAGAATAATAATGAATGGAATGCAGGCGCAATGTCCACCCAATTTGGTAACAACCTTAATCAAAAAATTCTACTATCACGTAAAGAAAATTCCCCCTATACCAATACGTTAGTAGCGATTAATAAAGTTTGGACTATGAAACCAGAACATCCTATGGGTATGCCTAAGTTACAGAATAAAGGAGGTATGTCGATGTGGTATGATGCTACATTGGTAATTACTTTTGGAAATATAACTAATCCTGGTACTTCTAAGATTAAAGCTGTAAAAGATGGACTTCAAGTTGAATTTGCCAAGAGGACTAATATTCAGATTGAAAAGAACCACATCGGGGGTGTTCAGTCAAGAGGTAAAGTTGTAATGACATCGCATGGATTTATACCCGACGATAAAAAAGCTATCGATAAGTATAGGGACACTCATAAAGAGCACTGGTTAAAACTAGTAGGGAGTATAGACTTTGACTTAATAGAAGAAGGAGACGAACTCGAGGATGTAGCAATTAGTCCGGGGATATTAGATTCATGAAGGACTACTCCAAATTAGTAGACAACCTAAAAGAAAGCCCACCCCGAGAAATAAACGATCACATACTGATTATAGATGCCATGAATATGCTTATTCGTAGTTTCTCACTAATCAAATCTATGAATCCTGAAGGCCACCACGTTGGTGGTCTGATAGGGTTTTTAAGATCACTCGCTTATGTGACACGTATATTTGACCCAACAAGAGTCGTTGTGGTATGGGACGGTAAAGGAGGTTCTGCAAATAGAAAGAATATTGATCCAAATTATAAGGCCCAGAGAGCTAATACTAGAATTACTCATTGGGGCCTTTATGATAACAAAGCAGAAGAAACGGAAGCTTTAATTGCTCAATTATTTAGAACTCAAGATTATATAGAATTACTACCTGTACAGCAAATAATGATAGAAAAACTAGAAGCTGATGATGTTATTGCATATCTAGCTAATAAGTTTTCCGTTAATAGTAGAAAATGTACTATAGTATCGTCCGATAAAGACTTCTTGCAACTAGTTAATGAGTATATTGAGGTGTATGCACCGGTAAAAAAGAAAGTTTTTACTCATGAGAATATAACTGAGGAGCTACAAGTACCACCTCAAAATTACAACATAGTTAAAGCACTATTAGGTGATAACTCAGACAATCTAGCGGGTATTAAAGGTTTGGGTATGAAGACAATAATATCTGCATTCCCAGACCTTCTTAACGATAAAACATCCTCACTAGACTACATATACTCAGTGTGTGAAAAGAATTTAGACGGTAAGAAAATTTTCCCAAAAATCATTCATGAATGGTCTCAAGTAGAAAGAAACTACGAATTAATGAATCTTCATGAGACAGTGTTGGATGAGAACGAAATTCTTCATATATTTAACGTATTGAAGGAAGAAGTTAGAGGTCTTGAAACAGGTGCTTTCCTCCACATGTTACAACACGACAAGATCGAAGGGATAACTAAGAATACAGAATCTTGGTTAGAAAATTTTAGAGGACTAACGGTTATTAAAAAATAGGTTTTATATGACATTACAAAAGCTAAATTCATACGGAAAAGGATTCCAACTCAAAGTACTTGGTTCCCTATTAACAGACAAAACTTTTCTTCTCAATGTACGTGATGTACTAAGAGATGATTACTTTGATTCTGATGCACATAAGTGGATAGTCAACCAGACTGTAAATTATTTTGATAAGTACCATACAACTATTACTATGGATGTTCTTAAAGTAGAACTTCAAAAAGTAGAAAATGATGTACTACAGGTTGCTTTAAAAGAAGAATTGAGAAATTCATACCAAGCCTCTCAAGATGATTTAAAGTACATACAAGAAGAGTTTGCTACTTTCTGTAAAAACCAAGAAATGAAAGGAGCAATTCTAGCATCAGCAGACCTACTTAAAGAAGGTGACTTCGACGGCATTAGAGACATGATCGAACGTGCTATGAAAGCCGGTATGGATAAAAATATAGGCCATGAGTATAATGTTGATATCGAAACTAGATACAGAGAAGACTATAGACCTACAATTCCTTCACCTTGGCCTATACTTAATGATGCTATACAAGGTGGTTGGGGTCCTGGAGATTTAATTATAATGTTCGGTAACCCCGGAGGAGGTAAATCCTGGACTATGGTAGCTGCAGCAGCACATGCTGTTAAATCAGGTCATAATGTTAATTTTTACACCCTTGAATTAGGAGAAGACTATGTAGGGAAAAGATTTGACTGCTACTTAACAGGTTACTCAATTGACGAAGTCAATAATCATAGAAAAGAAGTAGAAAAGGTAGTAAATGGGTTAAAAGGTAGGTTAATTGTAAAAGAGTATGCCCCTAAAAATGCTACTGTCAATACTATTAAATCTCATATACAGAAGTGTGTAGATATGGGACATAAACCTGACCTGGTAATTATAGATTATGTTGATTACCTCCGAGCACCGTCAAAAGGCAAATATGCAGAACGCAAAGATGAAATTGACGATGTGTTTATTGCTACAAAAGGTTTAGCTAAGGAGTTAAAGATTCCAATCCTTACTCCCTCACAGGTAAATCGAATGGGAGCCAAAGATAATATTATAGAAGGTGACAAAGCTGCCGGTTCTTATGATAAAATGATGGTCGCCGACCTCTGTCTTTCCTTATCTAGACAAAAAGAAGATAAAGTTCTTGGTACAGGAAGAGTCCATGTAATGAAAAATAGATACGGCCAAGACGGCATGACTTATAACGTTACAATGGATACAAACAATGGTCATATTGAATTTCAAGGCAAAGCAGATTTATCTGAAGAACTTGGTCCTAACGGAGAAGATAACTTCTCTATCTCCCAAGCCAAATTAACTAAATTATTTGAGAAAATTTAATATATATTTTGCTTTAAATTAGAATATATACCATATTTATCTCTACATCCTTGACGGCCTTGTAGATAAGACCCGAGGATTTTTTTTATCTCAATTTACAATTACCTATTAATATATGAGCCTACTACAAGAAAGAGTCGTTTACAAGCCTTTTGAATATCCACAAGCATTTGACTATTGGTTAAAGCAACAACAAGCTCACTGGTTACACACAGAAGTGCCGATGGCACAAGACGTAACAGATTGGAGTTCTAACTTAAAACCCCATGAAAAGAACCTAATTGGAGGAATATTAAAGGGTTTCGCACAAACAGAAACAGTAGTTAATGACTACTGGACAGGTCTAGTAACTAAATGGTTTAGAAAGCCAGAGGTAATAGCAATGAGTGTTACTTTTGGTTCGTTTGAAACAATTCACGCAGAAGCTTATTCTTTACTAAACGAACAATTAGGGTTAGATAACTTTGCTGAATTTTTAGAAGATGAATCTACGATGGCTAAAATACAGTCGTTAATGGATGTCAGGGATTCTCATGAAGAACCAGACTGGCACCAAAGAGCTGTTTCTCTCGCAATCTTTTCTGCCTTCACAGAAGGTGTTAACTTATTCTCATCCTTTGCAGTGTTACTTTCATTTAAAATGAGAAACCTTCTTAAAGGAGTTGGACAAATAGTTGAATGGTCTGTGAGAGATGAATCACTTCACTCAGAAGCTGGCTGTTGGTTATTTAGAACCTTAATGAAAGAACATCCAGAATTTAAGACCGAAAGGTTAGAAGAGGATATTAGAGTAGCAGCAACACTTGCTATTAAATTAGAGTTTGATTTCATCGACAAGGTATTTGAGATGGGAGATTTAGAGAATCTTACTAAAGACGAAATTAAAAACTTTATTAAGCATAGAGTCAATACTAAAATGGGCGATTTAGGTCTAAAACCTTTAATCCCATCATCAGAGATCGATAAAGGAGCATTGAAGACTATGAAATGGTTTGATGCAGTTATAGCTGGCAAACAGCAAACAGATTTCTTTGCAAATAGAGTTACAAATTACGCTAAGGGTCATATGGATTGGAGCGCAGCATTTTAAATAAAATTATTTTATGAGTAGTATAATAGACACCTCCAATTGGGAGGCAGGTAAGGATTACCCAGATTGGATGAACGAAATTTCACTAGCAACAATATCAAAAGGGTATTTACTTCCTAATGAAACTCCAAAAACAGCGTATAAAAGAGTTGCATCTACAGTTGCTAAGAGATTGGATAGACTTGATCTGGAATCAAAGTTTTTTAGGTACATGTGGAAAGGATGGTTAAATTTAGCTTCTCCGGTTCTCTCTAATACCGGTACAGACCGTGGCTTACCCATTTCGTGTTTTGGAATAGATACTCCTGATTCAATTCGGGGTATCGGCCTGACAAATGCTGAGTTAATGAGGTTAACATCTTTAGGCGGTGGAGTAGGAATTGGATTATCAAAAGTAAGAGGAAGAGGAGTAAAGATTGGCACCGGTGAAACTGAACAATCAGAAGGAGTAATTCCTTGGGCTAAAATTTACGATTCTACAATCATTGCAACCAATCAAGGAGCAGTAAGAAGAGGAGCAGCATCTGTTAATTTAGATATAAATCATCCCGATATTAAGGAATTTTTACAAATTAGAAGACCAAAGGGAGATCCAAACAGACAATGCCTAAACCTACACCAGTGTATCGTTATAGATGATACCTTTATGCAGAAACTAGATAGAAGAGATCCAGAAGCTATGGAGCTATGGGTAGAAATACTTAAATCTAGAGTTGAAACCGGAGAACCTTATATTATGTTTAAGGATAACGTAAATAATGCAAATCCTCCTGCATATACAAGAAATAATCTGGATGTAACAATGACAAATATATGTTCTGAAATTACATTACATACAGATGAAGAACATTCCTTCATTTGCTGTCTATCCTCAGTTAACATAACTAAATGGCATGAATGGAAAAATACAGATTTAATTGAAACTGCGGTTTACTTCCTTGACGGAGTTATGGAAGAGTTTTTAATTAAAACAAATGGTAAGGATTCATTAGTTAGATCTAATAGATCAGCCAAAAAAGGAAGAGCAATTGGTTTAGGAGTATTAGGATGGCATACCTTCTTGCAGAATGAAAGAATACCTTTCGTATCCCTTGCAGCAACATCATATACTCATCAAATTTTCTCTAAAATTAAGTCACAAGCAGAAGATGCTTCAAGAAAGTTGGCTGAAGAATACGGAGAACCTTTATGGTGTAAAGGAACGGGTATGAGAAATAGTCATTTAATTGCTATTGCACCTACAGTATCAAATAGTACACTAGTAGGCGGTATCTCCGCTGGAATTGAACCAGTTCCCGCTAACGTATACACATTTAATTCTGCCAAAGGAACTTTCATCAGGAAAAACCCAGCTTTAGAATTGTTTTTAGAAGAAAAAGGAGCAAATACTGAAGAAGTATGGGATCAAATTATGAGAGATAGAGGCTCGGTTGCTAATCTCCCCGAAGATGTTATGTCTGTTGAGGATAAAGAAGTCTTTTTAACTTTTGCTGAAATAAACCAGCTAGGATTAGTAGAGCAAGCCGCAGTTCGTCAAAAATACATAGACCAGACTCAATCTTTAAATTTAGCTTTTGACCCAACAGATAGTCCTAAGTTTATTAACTTAGTTCACCAAACAGCTTGGAAATTAGGGGTAAAAACACTATATTACCTAAGAACTGATTCTGTCATTAATGGAGATATTGGTTCAAGAACATCAGAAGACTGTCTATCATGCGATGGCTAATACTCTGTTACTGTTATGAATAAAATAGAAGAAATATTTAAAGCTTGGAATATTGCTTTTAAACCAGATAGCAGTCAGACTAGTTTAGCTGCAAAAAGAATTGAAATTTGTAATTCTTGTGAGCATAAAAAAACTGATTTAGGTATTAATAGATGCGGAGTATGTGGATGCGCATTAAAGGGCAAAGTCTTCTCACCTGTTGAAGGTGCTTGCCCTGAGGGAAAATGGAATACAATAGATAAAGAAGTTATGGATAAAGAAAATCTAATTACACCAGAAGATACGATTTTTGTTCAAATTGCATCTTATAGAGATCCCGAACTAGTCCCAACCCTCACTGATTTATTAGAAAAAGCAGATTATCCGGATAATTTAAGGGTAACTATTGCTTGGCAAACTTCTAAAGATGACCAGTGGGATAACTTAGATAAATTTCAAGATGACAAGCGGGTTACTATACTCACTATACCATATCAAGATTCAAAAGGAGCATGCTGGGCAAGGAATAAAATACAAAAGGAATATAAAGGGGAAAAATATACCTTTCAATTAGATTCTCACCATAGGTTCACCCAAGGTTGGGATAGTTCACTTATTAAAATGTTAAGGTACCTGCAGAGAATAGACCATAAAAAACCTCTTATTACCGGGTACTTACCCTCATATAACCCTGAAGATGATCCTGCAGGAAGATCAAATGAACCGTGGTTAATGAATTTTGATAGGTTCACACCCGAAGGAGTAGTATTCTTTCTTCCAGCTTCAATACCAAATTGGGAATCAGCAACAGAACCAGTCCCTTCAAGATTTTATTCAGCACACTTTGCATTTACTTTAGGTAAATTCGTTGAGGAAGTACCTCATGACCCTGATTTTTATTTCCATGGTGAAGAGATATCTATAACAGTACGAGC